CCATCGATTAAAAAATCATCAACGATACCTTCCAATCGACTGTCAATCTCATTCTCTTCTACCAGCTGTTGAAGAAATAATCTTCTAAAACCAAAAGTATCTTGTGCTGGAAAAAATTCAATACCTTGACGAAGCATAAATAGCTTCATCTGTGCAAGATGGCTATTGACAACCATCGTGTCAGTACCACTAGAGCCATCTCTCTTTCTAGCGGCTTCTAGTATCTGACGAAAACGTTCGGTGCCTGGTTTAATCATTCTCTAATCCTACCTCCATTCTATTTGTGCGCCGCCTCGTTTCATGAGACCTTGCACAACGATATTCAAAGAGTCGGCACAGTCATCATGAGGAGCATGACCGAAATTGCATACTTCATCAACCATGCAGGTGAAATCTCGATATTTATTAAAAATAATCTTTTTACCTTGAAAAAGACCAATAATCCCTCTAAGGCGAGCGAGCTTATCACCCCTAAAACCTTTAACAGGACTAACACTTAAATTATAGAGCTGCCACTCGTTAAATAAAATTCGTTTGAGATCTCCTTCAAAACTTTTTTGATAAGCCACTACTTCAGGCCAAATCACAACAGGCGAATCTGTTCTAAAGTATTGACCTTCATCGTTGGTACTTAATAAATTCCACTCTACTAATAGCTCACACAAAGCTTCTATCTTTTCAAGATTCCCCATCGACCTCATTCTTTTGTAGTCGATGATGTAAACATGATCATCTTTGCGTCCTGCCAAGGTGAATACAGTCCAATCATTTCGTTCTGTCATACCTGCAGACAGATCAATACCCACTCCAATCGTGTCATATTCGTCTGGTACTTCACCTTTGACAAATAATTCAGGAGAAATCCCAAGCTCAGTCGTTTTAATTGGTTGGTTTAAGTATTGGTAAGAGAAAGCAACACGATCATCAGCTTGTAATTTTAAAAGATATTTAACAGACCAAAAAGAAGGCCAATAGGATTTAGGAGCACCACTATCGTCATAACTTAATGCCCCTTGTGATATAACTTTCCATCCTTTTTTCTGACAGAAAGTTGTAGTAAATAAATCATCAAAATGAAATCGAGTTCCTAAAGCAATAGCACGAGCACCTTGAAACATGGTTGGAACAATAACATTTGTCCAATTAGATTCCATCTCTCTTCTTATATCTGGATTAGCGATAGCTGCTGCGCTTTTGATAGCGTCATCAACAATGATTAACGAACTTCGCTTAGAAGTAATAGTTCCTTTCAATCCTGCACAAGCAACAGTGAAAGCGTCTTCTCCTCTAACGTCTATCTCTGCGTGTTCGAAATCAATAGACCATAATTCATCGCTCGTGCGATGCTTGGATAATCGAACTGTCGGAAAAATTTCTTGATATTCTTTATTGGAAATTAGGTTTTTTATTGCAGCACTTTTATTCCTTGCAACGTCTACGTTATATGAAACGTATAAAGTTCTTAATAATTTTTTAGCCTGAGCATGACGTCCTATCAACCACGCAACTAATAATCCTATTACTGTGGATTTAGCACTGCCTCTAGGACTTAATAAGCATGTATTGGGACCCGCAATATCGAGCAAATGCTCGTTGCTTTCACCTGTTAAAAACTCTTGGTGCCACACCTTCATGTGACGAGCTGCAGGTTTTCCCATTAGCTCGCAAAAAAAAGCAAAACTTTTACGTGCTTTTAAGACGTGTGGAGGAGTTGTAACGACCTCCGGCTGACTCTGTATAGCACGAGCAGCTAGTTGGGCACTTCGTCTACGAGCAAGAGATATCGATGCATTAGACATGTAAGAAGTCTAGGCGTTATTCACTATTGAAGCTACATAAGAATAATTTTTTCTTTTTGTCTCCAGCCCTTTCTGTCTACCCAATCTTGAAATTCAGCTTTAGCTTCTGGAGTTAAGTAACCGAAAAACCTATTCAACGCATGTTTTAGGGCATAATTTTTATCTTCAAATTTATCTAGCTCTAGGCCGCCATGCAAGGCACAGCAAGCGTCTAAGAGATCATACATAGGTATAGGAGTATGAGCGTTTTGTTGTTCCCTATTCATAAATAGTGATAAACTCAATTAAGGTATATTTGTTCACTATAGTTCTAAATTCATGAGCCAGGGGAGATCTTTCTCGTTATGAATTTTAGAAGGAAGTAAATTATAAGCAATGCTAATCCTAGCTTGGTCTGTTGTGTTCTTATTTGACTTATGTATTTGATAGCTAGGAAAAACTAGTAAGTCTCCAATTTCTACAGGCAATGAAGCTTCAGAATGCCAACTATGACGCACTACTATATCAAAGAAACAGTCTTGAGTAGCATTAGTGGCTTTACTCGTCTTAGGTTCTTCTTTCACAATTAAAGACATATCGCTGCCCTCTATATAAAGCACGCACGACATGAAAGAATCTGCATGACTATGAAAAACAAAGCCTTCTTCTCCTGGTGGCTGTTTATTGATCCAAGCTCCTACTATTTTCCAGTCACCTATGTTTGGATGCCGAGGACAAAGACTAGAGGCTTCTTTTAAGACCATTTCATTTAAAGTTTTATATTTCGGGTCTCTAAGGACATCCGCATAACCCCTGAGGTCTAATTCTTCAGAAGATACGTCAGGAGGAATTACCGCTGTATCAAAACCAACCTTATGTATTCGCGTAGGGAAGACATCTACATATCCTTTATAATTGTCCATAGCGCCTAACCTTATCTACTATTTGATCAATAATATTTACATCCAGACCTAAGAAAGGTGGAATAATCCCAAGAATTCTAAGTAACCCATCAACAAATAATGCAAGACACGTAAATCCAAGAATCATACTAATAATTGTTGCATTTCTATTGTGTTGCTTCATAGAGGCCTCGTCAATAGCCTTAGCCTTGGCTACAGCATCGGCCAACATAATATCTACTTCTTCTTTCGTATAACACAAATGAGGTAAAATCTCTCTAATTTTTTCTTCAGTCATACATGTATGAAACTGTTACGAGTAGCCTACTTCTCTTCAATTAGAGCTGCCCATACAGATTCATAAGCTAAATCTAAAGCGTTTGTCATATCCTCGTTACCCTTGAAAATAGATCTTAGTTCCCTCATAACTTTATCGGCTCCAGATAAGATTAATCCTCTTTTATCTGTACCTCGAGACATCTTTTCAACCTCTACAACATGGCCACGCAATTCTTTGGATAGATGTGCTATTCGAGTTGCTGCCGCATCTGGTTTAACAATATCTGCTTGTACTTGCTGCCTTAAGAAATCAATGTCATATTCCAATTTGACAATCTCTCCCAACATCAGTTGCCTACGATTTAGTTTTGGAAAATTGTTAGAGACCCATTTTTCTAAAGGAGTAAAACCACCTTCATACCCCAAGACAGTTGCATATAACCAAATTTCAACAATCGAATATGTATTTTCTACATATACCAGAAAGGCCTCGTGGCGATCTTGGTCTAATGATGTTAGAAAATTTTGAACCGTATTATCCTTTTCTATAACCATTAACCAAAGAATTTAGAACCTGCTCTATCTATAGCACCTCTTGCGTCAGCACGCATCTTTCTCTCTTCGTTGTACTTATCTCTTTGAGTCTTTCTATTTTCTGAGCCTGCCTCTCGAAGTTGTAGTCGATCCTGCAAACCTTTAGACATATAATTCATTCTTGTTTGACTGCCCAATTCTTGTTGACCTAAACGCTGTTCTTGACCTGTAACTCTTAGAGACTTTCTATCTTGATCTCCTTGTGTTCTAATTTGTCTTCTGCCTTCCTCTCCCTGTTTACCCATTAACTCTTTCACGATGCCACCTTCAGCACCCATAATTTTCAAGGTATTACCTGTCTTCAGATTCTCCATCCCTCCGTGATATTCAGCCCAGTTTCCAAGTTGCCCACGCTGCCATTGAAGGCCTAGTCCCATGTTCATCAACATCCTATTGGAATCCATCATGGCTCCGGATAGTTGACCACCTAAATTCTTATCGTTAGGGTTACCTTTAACCCATGTGACCATATCCTGTAAACCAGTATCATACATTTTTCCTCCAGTCGTACCTGGTTTGTACTGCCAAGCATTTCCACTTTGATTTGCCAAGGAAGACATAAATCTATTCTCGCTGTATTACTAGTTTACCTATTTTTAAATTCCTGCGAACGCCTGATATTGGCTATGACATCATCACGAGTTTGAGCACCTGATTCTATCTGTTTAGACCAATAGTCTTTTCCTCCACTATCAGCTGATCTTCCTAGCTCGTTTTGATACACACTATCTAAGAAATCTGAAGTAGAAGAGGTACTAGGCTTCGAGACTGTGGGGACAGGTCTAGAGATAGAACGCCTTTCTGCTCTCTTTTGCTGATCCCTCGCTGCTTGCTCCGCCCTGTTCTTAGCTTCCTGCTTAGGAGCTTGTCCTACATCTGGAGTCTGAGAAATAAGCTCTGCTTCTTTGGCTTTTCTTTTAACACCGTATCTTTCTAAAGGAGCTCTCCAATTGTCATCCTTTTTCAGTTTGTCTATATTCTGTTGATGTTCATCAGGGGTTGGAGTATACCCTTCGTTGTACCGAACTATAGGTTCAACGTCTTTGTAGAGTTCTACCGTGTCATCTGGATCTTTCCTAGTCTTTCTTAGGTCTTGAGCTTCTGGAGACTGCTTAAAGGATGTTACAACCTCATCCATAGACATGCCGTCTCTAACCATTGACTTCCAATATTCTTTTCCTTCTGCATCAGATTTCCGTCCAAGAATTTCGTTGTATAAATCTTCTACCTGATTGTCTAACTGCTGTTCTTCGCTGATACCAGGACCCTCTTTACCAGGCCAGCCAGGGAACCAACCAGGGTCGATGCCATCACCATCATCTATGCGTCTTGGAGGTCTAGGGCCGGGATCACCATGAATAGGAGGAATCTCCGGTCTAGGTCCTGGCATAGGATAAGGTCTGCCATCTCCGTCTGGCCAAGGATCACTAGGTCTTGGTCCTGACTCAGGAGGACGAGGTAAACCTGGTCTTACAGGACGAGGCATTTCTTCTCCTGGTCCCCATGTATCTTTTCCACGTCGCCTAGGTGGTCTACGACCTTCTCGTTCTTCTCTCCTTTGATTATCCCATCTATCTTGTATCTCCCTCATGCGTCTTTGGTAGTCTTCCATGCTTTCACCTTCCCTTGGAGGCGTACCTGAACCACCCCAGCCAGGAGGCATAGCATCGCCCCATCCCCATGTATCTTTTTCACGTCGCCTAGGTGGTCTACGACCTCCTCTCCGTTCGTCGTCCCATCCTCCTGCATCCTCTTCAGGTAGCTTTTGGTCGTCTTCGTTCCATCCTCCTGGTGGAGGACCAATTACAGTGTCACGTCTACCCGGTTTACGACCACCCTTACCTCTTTCTTCAGGGGTTGAGTCTTCCCAAGTTATAAATGGTTGGCCCGGACCTCTTTGATGCCTATCGTCTGTGCCGTCCCCATCTTTATCCACCCAATCCATGGTGAACATAGAATCAGGATCTGCTCCTATCCGACTACCGTAGCCACCTCTACCTGTCTTAGGAGGAGGAGAAGGTAATTGACGATAGTCATCTCCTGAGGTTCCACCATCTCTACCTGTCTTAGGAGGAGGAGAAGGTAATTGACGATAGTCATCTCCTGAAGTCCCACCATCTCTAGGACGACCAAAGATGTCAAAAAATCTATCTTCAGCAGCTTTTTGGTCTTGACGATATCTCTCAGGCGTTACATTAGTACCTGGAGCATAATCAATGTGAATATTTCTATAACTTTCATCACCTACACCTGGGTTCAACGTGGGCTGATTGTACTCGTCATACCTCCAATTCTGACCATCGTCAGGAAGTTCAGGAAATGTCTCACCGTCCACAGGAGTAGGCTCATAAGTTAAGCCAACGTCCTGCTTGCGATTTTTAATCCTTTCTAATTCTTCCTCGTAAAAACCGTCTTCGGCAAGACCAGGGAGTCGTTGTATATAAGAAGCCATTTAATTACCTAAGAGATAAGGAAGCAATGCAGCACCACTGCCAATAATGCGTGATGTCATGTCGTGACGTAATTGAGGATTAATGACATTTTGCAAGTCTTGTTTTTGCTTTTTGTCACGAAAACCTAAACCAACATCTCCTAACATTTGATGTCCTTCTGGAAGTCTAGTATCTACACCTTTAGTCAATCCTTCGATAGCGTAAGCAGGAGCCATTGCTGCTTCTTTTAGAGCAGTACTCATCGTGCTGGCAAAGTTGTTGTCTTTCAATAATTTATTAATTTCTAGTGCAGCTTCATCTCTGCTAACAAGTCCATTTTTGACTTTCTCTTTTAATTGCAGATAGCCAGGATTCATCGAGGCTTGCTGAACCATTAAATCTTGAAGCTTTGCCGCGTTAAATCCCATTACTGTAAATCGATCCTCCTTGTTATTTTAATCAATTACTAAGTATCAAAGCCAAGATCATTCATAAGGAAATTTTTAACTGTTGCAGTGTTGCTTTGCTTGCTGCCTGTCAAGCTTTCTCCAGCCATCCTGATCTGTGTAGGTTGACCCCAAATATTAGCTAATGTTTGTTGTAAATTCTTTTTTCTTGCCATTTCTATTTCTTTCTCGGCAAGCCACTGCGACTGCTCGTTGATCATTTCTCTTTCTACTAGATCTCCCTGCTCTTTTAAAGCAATACCTGCTAAATCCATTCCTTTCGTGAAATTCAGCTTATTAATCTCTCTTGCGGTATCTGTTGAATCTGTCGTCTTGATAGCACTAAAACCTTCTATAGGAGGATTCCCAGGAAAGTTATTAAGGTATGCAGCACTTGCGCTACCGAATCCGCTAGGTAAGCTTACTGCCATTTTAGAAACCTATTAATGAATTAACGGTTTGACCGCCAACAGCATTTGCATTCATCATTGCATTAGCCAATATTGCATCTTGCTGTGATTGTCTTGCTAATGCATTCTGCTCTCTTAGCAATTCTTTAGTTGGTTCCAGACCAATCTTATTTATCTCATTCTGTATGCGTGCTTTCTTTTTAGCTTGGTTTAAATCTACGTTAGGATCAAAGACACTATATACACCTCTAGCCAATCCTTTACCTGCATTTCCACCTAGCATTCCTCCAGCGGTTGATCCAATGACCCAACCAACGCCAGGGATAGGAATCAAAGCTTGACCTAAAATTCCCCCTAGAGCAGCTCCACCAATGGTGCCGCCAACTTTTCCACCAGCTTCAGCAACGTTTACAGCAACTGGATCTGTAGGATCTCTTAATTCTTGAGCTGCATCTAACAATGCGAATAAACCTGTTAAACCTGCAACACCTCTTACCCGAGGTACTTTACCCATCAGCTTCAGATAGTCACCTGGGCCTTTAACTCCTGCTCCTATACGTATAGGTCCTCGACTGACTTGCTTACTTAATCCTTGTACATTCTTAAATGTAGGAACTCTTCCTCCTATCTGTACTACTCCTTCTTTAAGTTGTTTAGCAGTTGCAGGTGTTAAAAGTGATGGATCTTTTAGTGCTTCTCCATACAAAAGATTTAATAACGGCTTACTAGTACCTCTACGAAGATTATTGAAGAAACCAGCCCCCATAGCCATGGGGATAGTATTGCCGAGTACAGCAGTCGTCGAACTTCTTGGTATATCGCTAGGATTACCAAAAATACCTAATTCATCCATTCTGTACAGACACAGTAAGCCTACTGTTTAGATTCTAATGGTTAATACGATACGACTACTTATTCCTCGCAGTAAGGAAGATCCTCTGGACGAGCAGACAGGAAATAATGCTTAATAATTGAACTCGGTGTTTTTAACTGTTCATAAATAGCTTCTGACATTTCGAACGATTCTGGATAATCAATACTATCGTTCATCTCTAATATTGCAACCTAGACAGTCGGAACGCCTTGTGAGGCTAACCAAAGCTTTCCACCAGTTAATGCTAGGTTGCCTAACGTACCGAGGAAACTTCCTTTTGATTGTCCTTGGCTAACTCGTCTTGCATATCTTTCGTCAGCTAAACGCTTGCGATAAGCTATGTCTTCTCTCATCTGTGCCTCTAAGGCATCTCCTGCCATTCTTATTCCATGTAAATTATTATCAGCCATAGTGTCCACAGCATCTTGAGTACTGTTACTGGCGGCTACGTCTGTTAATCCTGTTTGAATATTTGGTGTTAATGAATTCTGTTTCGACTTGTAATATCCAGTTGCATTGTTAAATTTAAAATCCGCAGGGTCAGGACCAAGTAATCCGGATTTGGATTGATCTTTTCTAAGAGCCTCTAAAACGGCTACTGGGTCTAAATCGAAAGCCATAAATTTATTTTAGTTAAAACCAACTATTAAGGCCTCTGTTTCCGAAAAGGCCTCCACCTGAATTAATATCCATGTCTGTGTTCCATTCAGTCGTAGTACCACCAATCGTGGCATCAGTTCCAAAAGGATCAACAATCAGTCCCGTTGCGTTCACTGTGGCAAGAGGATCATCAAAATCTCTACCAAAGGAATCTGTTCCACTACTGCCTCTACCACTAAATGGATTGTCACTTCCCATTTGAGACCCCAAATAAGCGCCACCCAAGTTAATGCCCGCATTGATTAAATTATTAATACCTGACCACGCAGCTGCTTCACCTCCGACTTTACCTGCATATTCCTTTGCTCTAGCCTCATGCTCTGTAACTTCTTTAGCAGATTTCAACTTAAGCATGTGACGTGCTAAAGAATCACCTGCCATGCGATTTTGCTTGATAATATTGCGAGCAGCATTCTCTCCTACATTTTGTTTAATGGCACCTAGGCCAGTGATATTCATTAGTTTTCAGTACCCATACTTCGTCTTATTGATTCTAATCCTTGTCCTGTCACTCCTCCAACAGCAGCAGCACCCGCACCATATTTCAATGTTTCCCATAACATATCAACTTGACCTTTTTCGCTTATTCGTTCCTTCTGAATCTTCAAGTCTTTCATTTCATTTCTGAGTTCTTCTAACTGACCAGGGGCAGGACTTTGATCTTTCTTGGCTGCTTCTTTGATGATGTTGTCTCTTTGCTGCATTCGGTCTTGAATTTGAGCTTCAATACCTTGCATCTGCTCTAATTCTCCACCTACTCGAGCCATCTTTCTTCCACCACGCCTAAATCCAGCACGTGCACCGGCTGCAGCAGCCAATGTAGGCAAGATTGCGGTAGCAGCAGGCATGGATTTACCCATGAAGTTGATTTCAGGGCCATGAATTCCAGTTAAGTTGCCTTTTAACGCACCTAAAACGTTGAATTTACCGTCATCTAAAGGATTAAGGTCTGTTTTTCTGTCGAATTGGTATGCTTTGTATCTTCTGTACTCTGATTCAGAAACATCTGGTCTTTCCTGAGCAAATTCGTTGTAAGGAAGAAGTTTACCTGTCCTTCCTAGGAAGTATCTACTAACAAATTCACCTAAAGGAGAATCAGTTCTACGAGGATCTGTCTCACTTGGTAATATTGCTTTGTATCCTGCAGGTCGTCCTATATTTCCTATACCTGTAGACATTGCAATAATGGCAGGCACGGTAGCAGCTAGACGTACATTTCTATTTCTTAGTAAACTTTCTCCTCCAGTTAACTCTCTAATCCTTTTAGCTTCTGCAATTTCAGCAACACTGGCATTAGGTCCTGCTTGTTCTAGAGATTTCTGAGCATCATGCAATGTTTGTAATGTCGTGAGTTGAGTTAAAGCCTGAGGAGCGTTCAGAAACCACCATATATTTCTTAAACCATCACTCATTACATCCGCCGCTAATGCTCCACCTGCTTGTTTTAATCGTGCGCCTGCGCTGGGAGCTTCTCCTTGTCCGTAGACGTTGACGACCTTTCGTGCAACCTCAGGATTCTCAGATAAGTTTTGTGCGAATTCTTTTCTTCTCTCAGGAGAGTAGCCCCCTAGAGGAACCTGTTGAACTTTATTGAGAATTTTTCTCTGTATAGACCTGTTATCTCCTAAGATATTTGTCGGCAATCTATCGACTTGTCTTACGGCTGACTGAAATAAATCTGATTCTGCAAGGTTATAAGGTAAGTATTGTCTAATTAAATCAACAGCTGCGGATCCACCCAACATATCTTCAAGGGGTGCATTCTGATAAACGATATTTCCTTTATTGCGAACTAAGTCCTGATAGTTGCGAGGACTGGACAGGAAGGCATCTTTAAATTCGTCGTTACGTGCAATAGCCATAACTAGGTCAAAACTCCACCAGCTTGTAATGCAGCACTAATCAATGCTTGTTGAAGTTCGGCTTGTGTTAATTGTTCGGGACTAGGAGGAGCTATATTCTTACCTTGAGTACGTTCTGCTATATCTTGATAAATTTTATTAGTAATAGGGAAGTTATAAATACCTGTAGCAGGTAAAGCACTACCAATGAAATCTGCAGCGGTAACAACATCGTTATATCTATTACCTTTTAATCCAAGTGCTCTAGCACCACCTATACCCGCGCCTATACCCAGTAAAGATCCTGCAAGACCTATTCCTGCATCTTCTGTAAAAGCCATACCTCTTTCTCCCCACGTTGCGCCTTCTGGAAGTCTCATGGCGGCTGCCCCACCAAACAAGACGTCAGGACCGAATCTGAATAGAGCGGCTCTTTTTGTAGGAGCAACCTCTCTAGCAATTAATTTAAGGATGTCGCCTGCTTTTCTTAGCATTATACCGATGCCTCCTCTGCAGGGAATGGAGCTGGAGCTACTTCAGTTGGAGGATTAAAGTCGGCTACGTTACGAGAATTACTCATAAACATTTCCATGAATTGCTTAAGTTTGTCCTGAGCTACAGCACTTGCAGTGGGTCCAGAAACAGTATTAGCTGGGCCACCAAATTCACCTGTTATACCTGTCTCGGACTGTGGATCCCATATGTCTCCTGCAAACCTTTTATCAGGAACTAATTGACTAACTGATGAACCAGATTGAAAATCAACCTGACGTTCTCCTGTTGCTCTACGATTTTCGACTGCTTGAGCTAACGTCGACCGTACTGCGCCAGGATCTTGGTTGATCTTATAAGACACACGAAGACTGCACTATATATCTATTATCTTAACTCCTTTTTTGTTGGACTCTTATGAAACAGTAATAGCTCCTTTCATAGTGCCATGAACTTGACATATGTAATAATAATCTCCTGTTTCTCGGAAAGACACTCTAAGCTTGTTATCTGATCCGTGTTGATTATTATTTTCTAAACGAGCCCACCCAGGAGAGGTAGGTCCTGCACCTGTAGCTGCACCACTAACATTACCTTTTTTGACAACGAAAGGGTGGCTAGATCCTGCTTGATTATCTATTTCCATAAATTGTCCAACAGAAAGAGTTAGAGCTGGGTTTGTAGCATCTGACAATCCACTACCGTTAAAGACATAATTTCCACTATCCTCTGTGACAGTATAGGTTTTGTTAACGTCTGCCGTTATATCTCCTGTCACTGCCCATTTATCCGTGCCAATACAGATCAAATCAATTTTGGCGTTAGAAAAACTATTTCTATAGGTATTAGCTGTTGAAGTATTTGAAGTTGCGGAATAAAGAGTTACACCACTACCAATTAACGTTATTTGATTAGAGTCTCCAGATATTAGAGAAATTTTGGATCCTACTCTATAAGAACCAGAGACTAATCTCACGTCAACATCAACTGAGTCAAAAGTTAAAATACTTTCTGCCTCGTCTACAGATAATGTGTATTGGTCACCATGATTTTCTACCTCCGTTACGATTCTCGAAGAAGGAGTTAGTAGAACCCTTGAAATTCCTTCTATCTTTCTCGAAGCATATAGCTTGTCTTCAACTGGATCATATTCAACCTCAAGGAATCTATTAGCCATTACGAGTGTATATATCTATCACTATGTTACTTATTTCGAAATTACATTCTTATAGAAATTAGCCTTCTTAACCATCTTGTCTGAATAGTTTTCTTTATCATTTAAAACCTTGCTAGCGAAGGCCTTCCTCCCTTCTGGGGTATCCTCATGTCCCGCTTTAGTTGCAGCGGCTGTGAAAGTACCTCCTGTGCCGCCCTTACTCATAGGCTTTTTCATCTTTTTAAAAGACTGAGCTAAAGCCTTGGCATGCTTACATTTGTTGCAATCGTGTTTCTTAGTCATCCCTCAATTCTACTCCAATCAGATCTTTACCTTTTAGCACGTATTGATACATCAGCCATGTATGGGTATTAAAAATTAAAGTTGAAAAAATTACGATAGAGACAGGATCGAAACCATTATCTTTTGTTAACGCACCAAGCAAAGCATATCCTTGCTCAGTATGACGTCTCATGTCTTCAGGAGTGATCTTGAATTCGTATTTCTTCATCGACGCCTATTTCTAAGGAGTCGTTGCATTAACTCATTCATAGCTTTATCATGTTCAGCAGAACCGACGTCAGAGCCTAATCCTTCTGACATTTGCTTATAAGTCGTTGGTGTAACTGGAGATTCTGGAGCGTTGACCTGCGAAGCTTGTGCAGTATTTATAGAAGAGGATTGGGGTATGTTAGATGACTCTTGATTTACTTGATAGGCGTCGCGGATCCGAGTTACGGCTGCATCTCCGCTTTCTAAGGCCGTTCCTAGGTTACGTCTGTATCCTTTTTCAATGAAATATTTTTCGGCATTGGAACCCTCTGGAATGATCTGTCGAGCCTGTGACACATCTACTTGACTAGGAAGTTGCTCAAGAGTTTGCTTGTATGTTTTATCAGGATCTCTGATTGTCATTTCATTTGCTTGAGCAGAACTTCTTTTTCTAGTCTTACGCTCCATCTCCATTCTTGTAGCCTCTTCATTATCAGCCCTTAAATATTCAATAGGCAGCTCTCTGATAGAAGTTGCTACATCCGTAGGATCTAAGTTATATTTCTTACCTAAAGTCACAATCAATTCGGTTCCTAAGTCGACAGGCATAGCAGCGCCCATCTTCGTCTTGTAATCAATTAAATTTTCATACAATTCTCTAGCAGCTCTGTTTTTATTCGTAATTGACGCTTCTCCAGAAACATCTATTTCTCTACCAGTCGTGGACTTGGCTCTGATAGCACTTGTTAAATCTTGAAGAGCAGCACTACCTGGTTCGAATTGAGCTAGTAATGCTTGAGGGTCAACATCTACAACTCCTTTTCTTGTTTTTAATTTGCCCGTCATAATTGCATCTGCAATATTATTTAGAGCTTTCCGACTCTCATCTGTAGGTTCTTCCATCCAACTGCCATCGGATAAACGCTTATAAAAATCAATCGTGTTCAGATCCGTCAATTGTTCTCCTCTGTAGCGAGCGTAAGAATCGTCAGGCTGATTAAGCAGTTGAGTTATTCCTTTATCGAAAGTCCTATAAGCATCTGAAATGCGGTACCCAGATCCGTCGGGTAATAAATTCAATAAGGTTTTAGTACCGTCAGGTCTGACCATTTCCGCACTAGCACCACGCTCATCTAGACGCCTAAAAGAATATCCTCTTGATTGAACTCTTTTAATGTCAGCCATCGAAATTGTTTGCTGTTTCCTCTTGATTGCTTCTTTTGTGGTCGTTGGAACGAGCCCGAGACGGTAAGATTGTTCACGCAAGTACGCAATATCACGAGCTAATGGGTTGCCGACACGCAATAGACCAGTATTTTCTGTTCCTCCCCACTCAAATACTGGCAATGTTTGTGTGATTTCCCTTGTTCCTTGTCCTGCAACTTTTACAACCTTAGTTCTGGTTATTTCGCCTACAATATTTCGCGCTTCTTGGGAATTTGGGCCGAGATTATTCTTTTCAATGTAGTCTGCTTTCTCTACATCGTTATATGCTTTTATTGCATTGGCAATTCTTGGGTTTTGATAGTCAACTAGCTCAGTTTTAGCCTCGCGTAAGATGTCTGACGCAATTTTACCTAATTTTTTACCGTCTTCTGCTCCCGCTTCTACTCTAATTGTCGGATCTATGGCTATATTCTTTGGAAATACTTTGTCTAATTCTGTTTCGTTCTTGAAACTTTTAGGGATGTAGCCTTGATTTCTACTTCGAGTTTCGATAGGAGTGAATGGTTTCATATCATCACCTGTTCGAGCTTTACTTTTATCCGCTGCTTCGAAAGGATCTGACGTGTTTTGATTACCGGGATCACCAGGAACGTCCATATAAGTTCCTTGCTTTTCGTCTTGCAATTTCCCTGCCATCTTTCCGAAACCGTAGCTTCTTGGAGATTGAATAGACCCTAATACCGTGTCATAACTACTGCCATCCCGAGGTCTTAAAATTTCTTCTCCTCTCGTTGCTGGATCTTGAATGTTTCTACTAGGGTTTTTCTTGGAAGGAACTCGTTTCGGATAAATTATCGAGTCAGACCTCCTGATAATGCTTGGCCTATCTCCTATAGTTTTAAGTCTCGTTGCAGTACCATCAGCGAATTTACCAGCCAACATGTTGCTGTCAACTAGCCTTACTTCATTAACATCTCCTGCCATCAAAGCACGAAGACCTTTAAGATCGTCAGAACGTCTTTGCCTTCTTGTTCCCTTATCTGTTTCTATCTGATCTTCTGGCCTTAAAGATCGTAAATACTCTTCTTCTTCTAGAGCCGCAAAAGCCTTGTCAGATATAGGAGTAGGACCAACATTTACGTTTGAAACAACTGGTTTTTCATCAAGTATTTCTCTAATCAGCTCATCTCTATCTATAGGCTTACGTCTACCTCTACGAGGATCATTCTCATCTCCTCTCACAGGGAATTGTCCGACTCCGCCGATAGCCATCTATTTTTACGAGATATATCTGTATTACAAGTCTACTAGTTCATATTTCTTGATACTTGTCTTGCTTGGTCAACATATTGAGCCATGTTTGGATCATCATCTTTCATTAACATTACAGCCGGTATAGCTCCTAAAGCCGTAGCTCCTGCAACTAATCCCGCACCTCGTCTGAATCTACCTTTTATGAAATCTTCTCTACTTAATGGTTTTTCGTTTGGAGCACCTGCTGCAGCTCTGTCAGCATCCGCTTTGTTATAACCACGCTCTGCTTGTTCTCTTACATATTCAATATCTGTAGCAGGAGTCGCGCCTGAAGCGATATCCTCCATAGCTTGTCTGCGTACTTGCTTGAGAGCAATTTGTTGCTCTAAATCTAATGCATGGAAGCTATCTTCTTTCATTAAGTGATCTACAAATCGAATTTTCTCTTCTGCTATTGCTCGATCAAGATATTCTTTCACCACAGGATCCGCTAGTGAAGCGGCAGTAGCTCCGCCTGTTACCAAAGGAAGCGAAGCGAGAAGAAGATTTAATGGTCCTTCACCAGAGTTAAACATATTAGTTTCGCCCACTAAAGAATCGGCTGCTCCTAACGCAACTGTTCCTCCTACTTGTCCTCCTGCTGCAGCTAGCAATGCTTGGGTAAACTGGTCGCCACCGGCCATACGAAGTAATTTTCTTTTATCCACGGAGCATCTAACAAAGACTATTTTTTTATTCTATCTTTTATCCATAAGAGACATTTCCTATTAAACAGCAACGATCATCCCCTTTTTGATCTTGAGGTATGACTTTGTGGAACTTGGATCCTAAGAATATAACCAAAGATCCTTCTTCCGCTGGGATATCTATAGATCCACTAGGTTGATCCAAGACTAAAGGTGCAGATCCTGTTGGAGTGTGGATATTGTAAGTCCACGACAAGATATACGGAAAATGATTATGAGTAGTAACCCCTTCATTTTGTTTGTACTGAATTCCCCAACATTCAGCTAAAACGAATTTATTAGGATCAAAATTCAAGGGATGAGCGCTGGGATCTATCTTTTCTCCTGTTTGACCTACAGAAAAATGTACACATGTCTCATGCATGCATACATTTAGAAACATTAATATTTCTTCTAAGCAATCTGGCCTGGGGTTTTCTTGATGCAAGTTGAAGCGAGTACGAGAGGCGCCCCCTAGGACTGTCATTGCAAATCTTGATGAAATAAAATTTTGCAGAGATTTTTTAATGTTTTTGTGATTTTTATAGTGGAATTTCATGTATGGATGTTCTTTGCGATGCGTGAAGCTGGCATCCGCGTTTTTGACAAGATTGACTAAAGGATTAGGTGGAATATTTTTTGATTCAGCTTTCGAGGTGGTGTCCATCCTGAGCGACTAAGCGACTGTTTAATTATGGCAGAAAATAGGGAAAACGTTTCTCCTGATGAAGCGTATTATCACTAGAACGGGCCTCGCGGAAGAAATTCGAAAAATTCTGCTCAGCGCGGTATACATTAAACACCCACTGCGGATTGAGTAACCGCTCAAACAAAAAAAATATACGCTATTTCTATTGGGCAACACATCAGTACATGTTAGTTGTACACAACGCGATGTTAGTTAATTGATAACAATCAATCGCAATCGCAACACAAGTACACACTAATGTCAGCGCAGTTGCCCTGAAGCGCGCCGCCAATGGAGCGTAACCATTGTATTCATTTGATATCCCCATGTGTCCCTGCGTAAGCAACAGTTATCCAGCACACTCCCGCATACATAGCGCATATTTCCCATGCCGCTCCTCCTCTCGCTCCTTGGCGCCAAACCTATTGACAAGCTGGATATCGCTTACGCTATCTCACACTTATACTCTATCAACTCCCAATGGTAGGCGTATTTTGTACATACAGCTCATCCCAGTAGGGGTTAACAATTTGATGTTAGTCCCATGTTAATGTCCACTTACATCAGTACATTATGACTTTCCTTAATAAAGCATACGAACTAAGCATTCAAGCTTCCGATGGATCTAGCTTCCAATCCTATGGCACAGATTGGGACGAAGTCTATAGCAATAATGATTGGACTTATGATCCTGCTCGCTTCCAAACGCAACCATGTGGTGGAGCCTCAGAAACATTCGCCTATTGGTATGTTAATGATTGGGGCTTAGACGAAATCGAGCACTACACAGTTCTCATAGGTCCAGATCCAGTTGACTCTAACTTGCAAGCACGCCAAGAAGAATTCGACAAACAGCTTGCGATGCCTTTCTAAGTGAACGCCCCTGCTTCGGTAGGGGTTTCTTCTTTGAAAGTAGAAGGATTCGCTCTCTGCGTTCGCTCAGCCCAAACCTCGAGTCACGCTCGCTTTGCTCGCTACTCTCGGATTCATGAACGGAAGCTGGAGAGGGTTACCATGTCGGCTTTTTTATTGTAAGCATTCATCAGTACATTTTTATTCATGACTACGCTCAAATCTCTTGCAAACCCTTGGTTCATTGGCGCCTGCATTGGCATAGCATTACGCTACTACAACTGCGATGGCGACTGGAACCTCTTCTTTTCGCTCAAGCTCTGGGACTTTACTCCTACGCTTCCAGAGTTCAACCTACTCACCAGGTAAGCACCATGACATCCCAATACCCCTGCTTCGATTCAGTCGAGGTGGGGGTTTTTTAGTTGTCCACCCACATCAGTACATTCTGTACTCTCTGTCATGCTTAACTCAGTTGATTATGTCACAGAAGTCCTACAAGAGAAGCGCATCGATAAGATGCATAAACTCTCTGACGAGGACTACAAAGCTTACATGCAATGTGTTAAAGATGGCCTAGAACCTGCGATGTGTCACCTATACATTTGGTAACCACCAGGTCAGCTCAATCCCCTACTACCCCTGCTGGTTCTGCACCAGTGGGGGTTTTTTAGTGTGCCGATCCATCGGTACATTTTCCCACCTACAGGTTAATTTCTATGACCGCAGCTCAAGTAACCAAGATCGAAACTCTAACTGGCGAGTTAGCAGCAGTTAAGTCTCAGTTGGAGGCCGAGCGTTCTAAAGAGCGTGAGGCTACACAAGGTCAGCCATGGGCTAACTTAGAGTGCAAACTTCGCCTCCCATCAGATCTAAACGATCTTCAACCAAGTGAATACAACGGCAACAAGTCCGTCAAGTTCTCAGCGACACCATTAGTTTGGGATCGTGATGCAAAGTCCTACAGAGAAGGTAGAGGCTACTACTTCGAAGCTAAGGACAACGGATTTGGCGCACTTGCCTCTGAAGTCGAAAGACGCATTCAAGAAGGCCAACGTGACATCATTGTCCGTGGCCGCTATGACACTTGGGTTTACAACAGGAATGGAGAAGATATCACCTGCGATAAGTTCGTAGTCGTGACTATTTCCGATATCCCTGTGGCTAAGTCACAACTCCAAAAGCAACAGGAACTTCCTGTCTCATAACGATTCATTACCCTGCCTGGCATCTAAATGCTAGGTGGGGTATTTTTATTGTTCACCTCTTACCAGTACATTCTTTATGGCGTATCTTTACAACGACGACGCAATTCCTTACAACACTCCAGATGATAGGGAAGATATCTACATTGGTAACATTACCAGTCGAGAAGCTCTTGCCATCATCAGCGCCGCTCATTTACGTCCAGATAAAGACCTAGACAGGCTTCACTACCAGATCATCCAATCTGTTCACGAGAAGCTCCACTCTCAAGCAGCTCAATGCGCCAAGTTCGAGACTGACAACGCAGGACTGCGACAGCAGCTTGCCGAATA